CTATGACCGAAAATGTAAGGAAGTTATTTTTTTGGTTGCTCCGCAGGCTCTGCTTTTGGCGCAAAAGCAGAGGGAAAACGTGGGTGTTTCGATTCCCCCACACCCCACAAACGACTTGGGGTTTCACCCCAAGACCCCGTTTGAAAACGGGAAATTTACAGAAAATTAAAAATAGTTGGTATTTGTTTGCAATTTAAGCGAAAATACCAAAGCAAACAACGGGCAGAAAAAAGGTATTGAGGTGAAATTATGATATTTGAGATATTAAGGCGTGAGGGGTACGGCGTCGGCTCACGGGATTTTTACACAAAAATAGACGAATGGAAAGACTGGCACAAAGGCAAGGTCGGAAGTTTTCACACATATATGCAATACAACGGTGTAAAAAGACTTTCACGGGAGCGTGCAAGCCTTTGTATGGCAAAAAAGGTGTGTGAGGAATGGGCAAATCTTTTAATGAACGAAAAGGTTGAGGGCACGACGCAAAACGACAGTTTTGACGCGATTTTAAAGGATGTGCTCACAAAAAACAACTTTCGTGTGCGCTCCAATCAGCTTATTGAGCTTACATTTGCACTCGGCACGGGCGCGTTTATTGAAAACCGCATCGGCGGAAACATTAACATTGACTACATAACGGCTGATATGATTTTTCCGCTTTCATATGACAACGGCGAAATTTACGACTGTGCGTTTGCAAGCGAAATAAAGAAACGGGGCGAAGATTACAGGTACATACAGTATCATTTGAGGCAAGGCAACGGTTCGTATATTATCAAAAACAAATTTTATTCGGCTAAAGACGGCAAAGAAGTTTTTGGAATTTTCGGAAACGTTGCGGAAATTGTGCAATCGAAAGTACCGCTTTTTCAGATAATTACACCGAACATAATAAACAATTATGATTTTTCAAATCCTATGGGGATTTCGGTTTTTGCAAATGCGATTGACGTTTTAAAGGGAATTGACCTTATTTACGACAGTTATCAGAACGAATTTCGGCTCGGCAAAAAAAGAATTATCGTGCCTATGGGTATGGCGCAAATTATGAACACTCAAGACGGCACTATGCCGATTTTTGACGACAATGATACTGAATTTTATGCAATTAAAGAAACAGATGATTTTACGCAGCTTAAAGAAATAAATATGGAAATACGCTCGGAGGCTCACCTCGGCGCACTTAAAAATTCACTTGATGTTCTTTCGAGCCTTACGGGACTCGGCAGTGACAGATTTTCGTTTGAAACATACAAAAACGGGATTAAGACGGCGACCGAGGTTATAAGCGAAAAAAGCGAGCTTTTTCAGAACCTTAAAAAGCACGAGCTTATATTATCGGCAGCGCTTAAAAAGCTTTACCGCGCGGTTTTATGTTTAAGCGGCAAGGACGCAGACGAGAGAAACATTAAAATTGATTTTGACGACAGCATTATCCAGGACAAAGAAAAAGAATTTGCACAGGATTTGCAGCTTGTATCAAGCGGAATTATGCAAAAGTGGGAATTTAGAGTTAAGCATTTTAACGAGAGTGAGAGAGAGGCAAAGAAAATGTGCGCGGAGGACGAGTTTGCGGAGGAATAAAAGGACGGTGACAAAAGTGTGATTACACCCGAATATTTAAGTTATATGCTTGATATGTTAAGCGTTCACAAAGAGCTTGAGGCGAGCATATTAAAGGACATAACGCGCAGAATTTTGAAAAGCGGTTTTGTTACCGACACAGCATCATACCAAGCCGAAAAGCTTAACGAGGCAGGGCTTTGTTACAATGAAATTTTAGATGAAATTTCAACGCGCACGAAAAAATGCCGTGAAGAAATTAAAAAATCGTTTTCGGACGCTGAAACAAAGGTTTTTGACTATGACGAAAGCGTTCTTGCAAATGCCGGAATAAACGCGCACGAATTTAAAAAAATATCGCCGAGAATGAAACGCATTATCACCGCGGCGCTTGCAAAAACGGCAACGGACGCGGTTAACCTTACAAAAACCACTGCGAACACGACGCAGAGTCTTTACATATCGGCGTGCGACCTGGCGCATATGCAGGTTATGTCGGGCGCGTTTGACTACAACACGGCTGTTAAAAACGCGGTAACACACGCGGCAAGAGAGGGTATTAAGGTTGTTTATCCCACCGGGGCGGTATCAAGCCTTGACACTGCGGTGCGCGGGAGCGTTTTGACTGGTGTAAATCAGACGTTTGCAAAGATAACCGAAATGCGGGCAAAGGAATTTGACGTTGACCTTATGCAGACAAGTGCACATATCGGCGCCCGTCCCGAACACGCGGTGTGGCAGGGATATGTGGTTTCGCTCTCAGGCCGGGACGGCTATCTTACGCTTTCAGACGTCGGCTACGGTGACGTTCGGGGAATATTCGGAGCAAACTGCCGTCACAGCTGGAATATGTTTTTTGAGGGTGCTTCGCATATGCAATACACCGAGGCGCAGCTTGAGAAAATGCGAAGTGCGACCTGCAAATACGACGGAAAAGAATTTAAAATTTATGAGGCACGCGACAAGCAGAGAGCAATGGAGCGCGGAATAAAAAGCACCAAACGCAAACTTATTTGTTTTGACGAGGCAATTAAAAACGCGCCCGATGAAAAGGCAAAGGCGGAGTTTAAAAATGAATTTGCAAACCTTTCCGTAAAACTTAAAAAGCAAGAGGCAAAGCTTAACGACTTTACTTATCAGACAGGATTAAAGCGCGACAGAGTGCGCGAACAGGTTTATGCCGAAGAAACCAAAAACGGCATTAAAAATTTCGGTAAAAGCGTGTCGCAAAAGGCGGTGTGGGCGAATGAAAAGCAAAAACTTCCGAATTACAAAAATGCTATTATTCCCGATGAAAAAATTAACGGATATGCACTCAACAAAAACCACCCATCGGGCAAAAATAAAGCTATTGCATTTGAGCAATATTTGGGATATAATAACAGTAATAGTAATTTGTTAATCGAAGAAATAAGAAAACTTACAAGTGAAAATCCGGCGGTATTAAGGTTTTCCGATGAGTATGGTGACCGTTACGAGATTAAAGCACTTATGGATGGTGTGAGCGGAAAAACCGCAAACGTTAAAATTGCATATATTGTGCAAAAGGACGGCACCGCCAGACTTACAAGCGTCTATGTAGCGAAATAATTTAAGGAGGTATTTTTATGAAGGCTAAAGTACTTGATGTTGTGAAGCTCCGCGACGGCAGAGAGGGAACGATTTTAGAGTTGTGGGAAAATAAAAATGCTGCCCTTTTGGAAATTTGTGACGAAAAAGGCAGGGCGATTGATGAGCCTGTGATAAATCTTGATGACATTGAAGAAATTACATTTTCATACGAAAGCACATTGTAAATAAGAGGTTTTGATAAAAAGTGCGAATATCGCAAATATTAAACAAGTTTTAAACACCCTTTCAACGGGTGTTTTTTAATTGCAAAAATGCGCGGTTTGTTTGGCAGGTTTTGTTCCGCTCAAAAAGCATAAACCTTGCTTAAGAGGGTTATTCAAACCCTCTTTTTTAATTGATTTTTTACGTTTGGAGGTGCGAAAAATGGAATACAACTTAAAAATGATATGCGGAAACACACAGAATTTTACTGTGCAAAACAACGACGGTGATTTTGAGGAAGGCGACAAAGTGACGTTTTCGGTAAAGAAAAACTATTCGGACGACACGTATTTGCTTAAAAAGGAAGTTACAGATTTTAACGGCAATTTGGCGGATATAAACATACTGCCGAGAGATACGGCGAATATCGAACCGGGGCAATATGTGTATGACATACAATTCAGCTCTTTTGACGGCAAAGTTAAAACAATTTTCAAGGGCGATTTTATTCTTGACTGGAGGGTTACGGATGAATAATTTGGGATTTACGCTGAAAGACACTACAAATCTTAAGTTTTCCGGTGCAACCGATTATGAAAAAGCAAAAAAGTACACCGATGAAGAAATTAAGATAAAATCCGTTTCGGTAAACGGCGAAAAGGTTGAGCCGGATAATAATAAAAATGTTGACATTGACGGAAACACTATTGTATCGGAAAGTTATTTGAAAGGCAACGGCGCACCGACTTCATCGACACAGGCTGATTTTGTCGGGCAGATGTATTTAGATACTGCAAATACAAAATTATATCAATGCGTGAGTATCACAACAAACGAAACTGACGGTACAAAATCATATAGTTGGATTAAGGTTATAAGGGGAAATGACCATGCTCCAATAAAGGGACTTTTTGATTGGGCAACTGAGGGTCCGGGTGTTGTGATGGCTGCGCCCGAATACGGAACAAGTATGATATCTATGCATTCAGCGGGAAAAAGGTATCCTCTTATGTCTATTTCAGCTGCCAAAAATGAAGAAATAGATGCAAGAAAACAAAGTTACAAACCAATCGTTCCGTCAAATCTCGATTATGCAGTACGCAGTGTTCGCCCCGTAACGGCCGCAACCGCACCGACAACACTTGCGGTTAACACATTGTATTCGATAAACAATACATCAAGCACAAGTGTTGCGCTTACACTGCCTCAAGGACAGAACGGTGATTTTATTCAATATGATTTTGTCACAGGTACAACGGCACCGACGGTCACGATACAGTCAATATACGGTATGACGGAATTTGACTTTACACCTGAGGCAAACAAGATTTATTCGTTGTTTTTCGACTGGGGCATTATTGCGGTTGAAAACAGTGCAAATGTGTACGGCTGGCGCATATCCTACGCTGAATACGATTACACACCGAGTACCGCAGAAACAACGGGCAACGATACCGTTGTCAAAGCCAACGACGATGATTTATAAGGGGGTGCCGATATGATTTATGCAGATTATGCAAGACG